ACTGCAAGAGACCTTCTCAATAGATTACAAACTGCATATGAAAACCTACCCAAATGGTTGCAACAGGGTATTCTAGCATGGAACAAGGGTTCTATGGAACTAGAAAATGGTTCAAAAATACTTGCTGCTTCTACATCAGCATCTGCTGTTAGGGGTGGTTCTTATAACATCATCTTCCTTGATGAATTTGCATTCGTTCAAAATCACCTTGCTGATGACTTCTTTGCATCAGTATACCCTACAATTTCTTCTGGACAATCTACAAAAGTTATTATAGTTTCTACCCCACATGGTATGAATCATTTCTACCGTTTGTGGCATGATGCAGAAAGAAGTAAAAATGAATATGTTCCAACTGAGGTTCATTGGTCAGAAGTTCCAGGAAGAGACTCAAAGTGGAAGGAACAGACTATTGCAAACACTTCTGAACAACAGTTTAAGATTGAATTTGAATGTTTAAGTGGAAAAACTTTAATTAATATTTGTGATAATAATAATATTCAACAAATTTCTATGGAAAATCTTTATAGACAAATGTGAATGTGAGTTTTTTGGATTATAAATAATAATAAAAATGTATTATATTTACTTACTTAAAGATTTAAACAATAATATTAAATATGTTGGTCAAACTAAGGACCCAAGCACCAGAAAAAGAGACCATAAAAATAGTAAACCCCAACATATTTTCGAGATTGTAGAAAAAACAATTATTGCAGAAGATGCAAAAAATTTGGAAATTAATTATATAAAACAATTTAATACATATAAGAATGGATGGAATAAATCTACAGGAGGAGAAGGTTTTGATAATTACGATAGAACTGGAATAGGCGGTGTGAATAAGGGGACCATTCCCTGGAATAAAGGTGTAAAAAATTGTTTTTCAGAAGAAACAATCTTAAAAATGAAACAAGTTAGAAAGGGTAGAGTCTTTAGTAGAAAACTTACAGATGACCAAATAAAGGAAATACGCATTTTATTTGATACAAAACCAGATTTACCATCAGTAGGATTGATTATGAAAAATGGAAAAAAAATGTCTTACATTCAAGCATTTTGTAAAGAATATGCTGATAAGTATAATTTAACCCCACAAGGACTTAAAAGAATAGTTTTGAAGGAGTGTTGGAAAAATGTTTAAACTTAATAAAAATTTATTAGTAAAAACCCCCACCGGGTTTAAATCTTTCTCAGGTATTCAGAAAGTTTATAAACCATTTTATCATTGGATAATTTTCGAGGATGGAACGGAAATAAAATGCTCTGAAAATCATTCGTTTGGGTCTGAAAAAATTAAAGCATCCACAATCAAAGTGGATGATATCCTACAAGGAAAAAAAATTGTATATAATGAAATAGTAGAAGAAGGAATATATCTTTACGATTTATTGGATGTTGGTGAAGATAATCTATACTATTCAAATAATATAGTATCACATAACTGTGAGTTCTTAGGGTCAGTTGATACTCTTATTGCACCAAGCAAACTTAAAAGTTTAGTATATGATGCTCCAATTAAACAAAGTAAAGGACTGGATGTTTATGAAAATGCATTTCCAGATAAAGATTATGTAATTACAGTTGATGTGGCAAGAGGAGTTGGTAGTGATTATTCTGCATTTGTTGTATTTGATATAACTACCTTCCCACATAAAATTGTGGCAAAGTATAGGAATAATGAAATCAAACCTATGCTATTTCCCAACATCATTTATGATGTAGCAAAGAATTACAATAGTGCATTTATACTTTGCGAAGTTAATGATGTTGGAGATCAAGTAGCAGCAATCATTCAATATGATTTGGAGTATCAAAATCTTCTTATGTGTTCTATGCGTGGTAGAGCAGGGCAGATTGTAGGACAAGGATTTTCAGGAAAGAAAACTCAACTGGGCATTAAAATGTCTAAGACAGTTAAAAAAATTGGATGCCTAAACCTCAAAACTATGATTGAAGAAGATAAACTTATCTTCAATGATTATGAAATTATTAGTGAACTTACTACATTCATTCAGAAGCACAACTCCTTTGAGGCAGAAGAGGGTTGTAATGATGATTTGGCAATGTGCCTTGTAATCTATGCTTGGTTAGTTTCCCAGGACTATTTCAAAGAACTTACAGAACAAGATGTTAGGAAAAGATTATATGAAGAACAAAAGAATCAAATAGAACAAGATATGGCTCCATTTGGATTTGTTCTTACTGGGATAGAAGATGAACCAATAGTTGATGCTGATGGGGATGTTTGGAATGTAGATGAGTATGGAGATAAGTCATATATGTGGGAGTACAGGTAAAAGGAAAAATTTATAAATACATTTAGAGCAAAAATGAAGCATTTAGAGGAGTCAAAATGGCGATTAGCTTAGCATCTCCAGGTATTAAAGTAAGAGAAGTAGATTTAACGAGAGGTGGTATAACTAATACCACATCTTTATCAGCAGGGATTGCAGCACCTTTTGCAAAAGGTCCAGTCAATCAAGTTGTTACTATTACAAATGAAAATGATTTAGTTTCTGTTTTTGGTAAACCATCTACAAATGATTATCATTATGAATCTTGGTATTCAGCATCTAACTTTCTTTCATATGGTGGAAGTTTAAAAGTTGTTAGATGTACTGGAACAAATTTAAACAATTCTAATGCTGGTGTTAGTTTAGCATCAACTTCACTTGATATTGAAAATTATGATAATTATCAAACATCAACACCATCTGGTTATTATTGGGCATCAAAAAATCCAGGATACTGGGC